AAGTGAGTCACCATCGCGAGTGACGCGCAACAACAAGTCTGCTGTGCGCTTGGTGTAAAAAGCCATGTTACGCATTTCGACTAGCATATCACGCATTTCAGTCATCATGCCGCCGTTGTTGGAATTGCGCGGATCACTGGCAGTCAATACTTCTTCACCCTTGTGAAGTTCTGCCCTGAAGCCGTTAAAAGGAACAGTGCGTATGCCACCGAAAAGTGAGCCAGATAACCTGCCTTGTTCAGCTTGACCAAGCGTTGCAGCTCTTTCCAGTAGCTGATCAGCAGATGAGGATGACAGCAGGTACTCTCTGTCAGCAGTTGATACCTGACCTCCCAGAGCCTCGACCCACTGCTTGGTGAATTGAGTCAACTGCTCAGAGATTGGTGCAGATGTAACGCCCTTTTTCTCTTCTGCTGCTGTACCGAGGAACAGGCCGCTGCCTTGACCTTTTTCATCAAAGCCGCCAAACGGGTTGTTGGAGTAATTGACGCTTAAGCCAGCAGCCTTTGCTATTTCGGTCAGTGAGGAGTCGTATTTTCTGAATACATTAATCACTTCATTTGCCGCAGATTGATCCTCGCGCCTTGCAAAACCGATTGGTGAAAAGCCGGAAGCAAACGCATCAACGGCAAACTTCCGGTCAGCAGATGCGCCTGGTGCATCATGGATCAACAGACCGGCGTTGCTAGAAGTTGTTGGTTCTTTGGCAAGTGCCGCAGCAGCCGCAGCAGCAAGTGCAGCACCAGCAAGTAAAGGGTTAGCAGCAATCAAAGCAGTCGCACCAGATGCGCCACCAGAGATTGCAGAGCCAACAGCAGCAGCACCTCCAGTGATTGCAGTTCCTACTGAGCCAGCCGCAGAAGCCAATGTTGCCCCTATGCCTGTGCCAGCAGCAGCACCACCAGCAGCAGTACCAGCAGCAGTACCAGCCGCACTAGCAGCACTGCCTCCAATTGCACTGCTTATCGCAGACCCAATAGCGGCAAACGGGTTAGCCGTTGCTGTGCCACTGCCCATGCCGATAAGGTTCATCAGCTTAGATGCAGCCCACTCGGCAAGCATCCGCTGAATCATCGTGCTGAATGCTTTGGCGATATTGTCAAAAGCATTTTTGCCGTTATTGAATATGTCGATAAAACTTGTGGTCAGGTATTCATGGGTTCTGGTGATTGCTTCTTCTTGTCTCTGCTGGGCTGCTACCTCTGCCGCTGCACGTTGTTCTGAGCCGCGTGTAGATACCTTAGTCCATACATCAACTGCTTCTTGGTTGCGCTCTGCCGCAGCCGTAGCGGCATTAGTTGCATCCCTTTGGTCATAGAGCGAGTTTATAGATGATTCAATGGCTATCATCTGCTCATTGGTCAAATCAGTACCAGCACTCATCACAGCGTTGTAGATGGCTTGCTGACGCTCATTTAAAACAAGCTGAATTTCTTCACGTTTGTTTTCTGTTACCAGTTTTTGCGTATATTCAGCAGCTTTTTGCCTAGCCTCGTTTAGTGCATCCTGTGCAACTTTATTGGCTTGTAATTGCTCCCGCTCATCAAACAAAGCAGAGGCTGATGAAATGATTGCTTCTTTTTGCTCATCCGTTAATTCAATGCCTTTTATTTTTGTGGCATTAAGGATAAACAATTCACGCTCAGATAATTGCAGCGCAGCCCTTTCTGCTTCAAGCTCGGTTACCTTTGCCATGATGGCAAGTGACGCTTCTTCTTCAGCAGCAGTCATTTGCACAACTGCATTTGTCGCAGTTAATGTGCTGCCGCCCATCGCTGTTATTGCAATTTCAAGCTCGGATATCTCGCGCTCAAGATTCAAAGCCTCTGCTGAGTTCTCACCCATCGCAGCAGTTATATTCTGATGATTAGCCCTTGATGTCAGCAGCCTTCGCTGCAAGTCATCTAAACTGCCGACATATGACGATAATATGCGGTTGTGATTTTCTTCTGCCCTAGCAAGTGCAGCAGTTTCAGCCTCAAGTGCTTCCGTCTCTTGCCGGTTGTCGTACATCGTCTTGCCGAGTATCGCCAGTGTCGAGACAACACCCACAATAATGCCAACCGGACCACCTAACAGCGTCAAGGCAACACGCAAAGCACCAGCAGCAGTGGTTGCTATGGTCATGCCGCCAACGCTGGCAGACATCGCACCAACAAGCCCAACAACACCCTTTGCCGCAAACATTGAAGCAACGACACCAGCAACAGTAGCAACGGTATCAAGGTTCTCTGAGAGGAAAACTAAAGCAGCACCAGTAACACCAACAACACCTTTGACAGCCTCGCTTGAGCCGACAAACTCCATCATGTTGTTATTGGCAACAGTCATGTTTTGTTCAAAGGTTGCAGACATCTTTGTAAATGTTGCATCAATCTCGGCAGAAGCCTGCTGCAATGCCGTGACTACAATCTCGGCAGTGATTCCACCTTCACCCGCAAAGTCTCGCAACTCGCCGCGAGTCATTCGCAGAGAGTCGGCAATGGCCTGCATCAATATTGGTGACTGCTCAGAAACGGAGTTGAATTCATCACCACGCAGTGCGCCTGCCGCCAAACCTTGTGCAAGTTGTGTGATTGCGTTTGATGCCTCTTGTGCGGATGCGCCAGACACAGCAAACGATTTGTTGATGGTGTCCGTTAAGCCGATCAGTTCTGCCTGACCAAGGTTTAAATTAGCAGTTGCGCGGGACAGTCTTGTGTAAAGCCCTGATGTAGCCTCAAAACTTGAGCGCGAGTCATTAGCAACCTGCATCAAAACTGATTGGGTTCTGGACAAGTCCTCAGATGCACCCTGTACAGTTTTAAGCTGGTTGGTAGCGTTTTGCCATGAGTCAGCGTATTCGATAACTTGCCGAACAAGCATTGAGCCGCCAAGCGCAACAATAGCAGTGCCAGCAGCCCTTGCGGCATTTGTTAAGCCGCCAGTGGTTTTGGTGAGTTTATCGGTAGATTTGTCGGCATCATCGCTGGACGCAGCCAAGCCATCCAGCGATTTGCGACCTTTATCGACTTCGGAGCTGTCGACCTTAATTCGTAAAGTAACGTCAGTCACTATCAGCCCCCATAAATGCTAAGTCTATTCGTCTTAGAGCAATGCGCTCCCATAGCTCTAATTCTACAGCATAAAACCAGCAAAAATCCTGTACATCTTGTGCCGTTATTGCCCTGCGGTTCTTAGAGTCAATCAGGCTGCGTATCTGGCAATAATATTCCCAAAGATAAAGCCCATATTCTGGAGCAGGAACAGCATCAGCAAGCTCATCGGGAAGTATGCCTGTCTGACGCTTTATGCTTTCTAAGTGTACTCGCAGTGCAATTCCATCTTCCTGTGGCGTTGCCAGCGTTATTTCTGATCGTGCATACCTTACAAGCCCTGCAATCAGGGCATCATAAAATTTGCGTTGCTGTGAACCGCAGAATCAACCTGCTCTTTAACCCACGGCAAACTTGTTGACTTATAAAGCTCAACTGCTGCGTCATAAGAAAACGCCTGATCTTTGCCATGAAAAAAGATTGTCGGGTCAGCCTCAGTGCGCCAGCCTAAAGTTGACCGAGCCAAAAGCTGTGTGCCTCTTTCGTTTGCTTCAGAAACAATATCCAGCTTTTCTTTTTTATTTGCCGCACCCTTGATTGATTGGTTAGAAACCTCTCGCACAGCAGCCTGATACTTTTCTGAGTAGCGACCAACAACAGTGATAAAGATTCCAAGCCCCTGACCATTGACAGGGTTCTTTAGCTCAATATCAACGCCTTCATTAGATTTTGTGCCAAGATCAAACTGATCTAAGCTCAAGTGTTTTTTGCTCATTGGTATATCCTCGCGGGTTGGTTTATTGCCCTTACCGCCCCGCCGCTAGTCCGCGAGGACTAGTTGGCAGGACGGCAGGTACTCGGTTAAGCAACAGCACTGTCCTGGATTGTGATGGTTGTTTCGTCAAAAGCCAAAGCAGCACCGCCGTCTACATTCAGTCGCGCACTAAATGGATAAGTACGCATAATCGCATCGCCATCGTCTGGTGAGTCACCAGTGATACGGATTTTAGGGATAGAGAAGCCCATGAAGTCAGCAGCGTCAGTCTCATCAGCAGCAGCAGCAACGATCAAGCTGATTTCAGTCTCTGCATCATAAAGAGCCGACAAGGTCTGGTCACGGAGCATTGCCATAAACTGACCAGTCACCACGATCTGATTACGGAACACATCACCAGACTCGTTGCTGCCGATCTCTGCGCCTGTTGGTGCTGCACCATTGGCAATCTGTATATTCACAGCAGTCACAGGGATTGCAGTGCCGTTGATATAAATACGACCATTGATTGACGCAATGATGCCGGTCTGCGTTTCAGCAGTTGGGCTAGTCATTACCTGTGAGCCAGACAATGCCCGTGACAGGCCAGCCAGTGTTGCTGACATCGTTGCGTTGCCGCTTGCAGGCAGATCAAAGGTTAAGCCTGAAACGATCATGTCGCTAAACAGATCAGAATCAGTCAGGTCTGAGTAATATTCCTCGACCTGCAAATAGTCCTTTGTGTGACCAGTCAGTGGCGGTTTTGCTTTCTTGCCTGGCAGGGTAAAAGTAACAGAGTCGCCTGCTGACGCGCTGACAATCGCATCGCCGTTAAGATACACGCCAGTCATCACGCTTGCAGTCAACCCAGTGATCAGGAAGTTCTTGGCATTGTTTGCTGCGGCAGTAGATGTAAAGCCTGTCCATCTGCCCACATCACCGATTTTTAAACCGGCAGTCAGATAACCACCAGAGGCATCAGTAAATGTTCCAGCAGAAGCAGGAGTCACATCTGTGCCAGCAGCGTATGCACTTGTAGCCGCGAATGCTGATTCAAGCATTGCTTCTACCAGTATCTGGTAAGTTGCTGATGACAGCTCGCCAGTGATCGTGCCTGATGCTGATTTTAGGCCATAGTTTTGACCGCTTGACTGGTGGTCAGAACGAATTTCGTTGCTGCCGTACATGTCGCGGGTTGCGTTGAATATACTGGACGTTCTTCGCAGAACCTGACCAGTAGCAGAGCCAGGTACGCCAAGCCCTGTTTGTTTGCGGATGGTGGTGCGTTTAGCAATCTTCTGAGCAATCGCCATGATGGCTTACCTCACGTTGGAATAAATGATCTGAATCTGATTTTCACCAGCACAGTATAACGGTTCTCTTCGATGCCGGTTGTTTCTATCTCCGGCGTTTCGGTGATGTTTACAGTGACCCCGCCACTGCTAACAGTTGACGCTCTTTCAAAGTTCGTGCGTATAAGCTCTGCTCTGGTCATCGCCGCTGACGATCCTGTGTTCATTGGGTACATCAACTTAACTTGCATGTAGCCCAATTCCTGATGTGACCTGCCGATCTCTGCGTTGTCAGGTCTGGCAAATAACACATGGCATATTTGATACGGCACAGTGGCAGCAGGCGGTTTAAATGGCGCATTTTCAAAAGCCGTAGCCAGTGCTGGCGATATGCTGTTCAGTCTTGCCTCAAGTGCTGCGCGAATAGATACTGTGCTCATGCCTGTGCTACCGCCCTTTTGAATATTTCTGGTAACTCAAGTTCTATTCTGCCGACAATGCCTAGTGGTGCTTGCCTTGACCATCCGTTTTCGATTCTCTGAGCATAAGGCACGTTGTTGGCAATGTAATGCACACCAGCCCTGCCATGTGCCGCACTTATTATAGCAGCAAGCGTCTTTTGCCCTGATGGGTCAATGTCCTCAATAAAACCAGTCGGTGGCGAGTTAAAGCCATAAACCCAGTTTCTTCTAAACTGACCGCCTGCATAGCCTGGTGGTGGCGGGTTAACCCAGTAAGACGGGTCACCAACTGGCGAATTAAAAATAGCCCTGTTAGCCACCTCAATAACAATTCGGCGCACAACCTTTTCCATCGTCTTGGGCATTGTGTCTTTGCACCACTTTGACATGTCAGAAGAAAAACTCACGACAGCCTCACATGCAACTCAAAAAGCACATCTACGCCTGATGGGTTTGTTGGCTTAATCGAAACAACCGTATATTGCTCACCCTGTATTGTGTAGATGTCAGTCAGTGCCACTGCTGCTGTTGCATCTAGCAACAGTTTCCTGTCATTGATTTCTACAAGATTGCCGCGAACATACTGCTCTGATGTCTTGCCGTAATTAAGCAAAGCACCTTTTCTGGTGCTGGTTGATGTTGTCGTTGTTGCAGTACCCGTTGCAGGGTCATACGCGCCAACAGTGACAGTCGTTCGCGTAATTGACTGGCCTGCTTGTGTCAGTAGGCTAGTCGATACTGCTTGCAAAGCAACATAATCAAAGCTCATTTTCTGACTACCTGATTTCGGATGTTACCAAGCAAAGGAGCCAACCGACCATCAACAGCAGGGAATCTGCGACCCTGAAAACTGTACTGGTCATATTCGACCTCCAGCACATCAACCTTTTGACGCTTCACAACCTGACCTTGTTCGCCGTATAGGACACCTGTCAGCGTTGCGTAGGCAAGTTCAGCCTGTGCTGCTTTGACTTCTTCTGGCACTTCATTAGATGGGTAATAGAGGAAGCCACCGATCACTTGTGCGCCGTTGCGGGTGATAAACTGGTAGTCAGCATACTCTACCCAGTTTCTCGGCCAGTCGAGTGACTGAGTAGTGCTTACCCGTTCGCCTTTAAATCTCATGCGGTACTTTTCAACCAGGTATTCAGCAGACTTTACCATTGCTGCCTTTTTCTCACCTATGCTTAAATTACCCCAGACCTGATTGCCGCGTCTGGCATGGTAGTCGTTTGCATAGTTGATTGTTGCATAGCTAACAGCATCAGACTTTGCAGTGCCGTCCTCAACAATAAACCAGTCATCAGGCACAGTTACTGTTTCGGCACTTATAGCAGGCAATGAATCGCCGCTGTTGTTTGTGGCGATAACTCTAACTCGTAAAGTATAGCCTGTGTCGTTAGCAGTGATGATGTATTGATTATTTGTTGCGCCTGCAATATCAACGATGCTGTCGTTGACCCGCTGCCATTGAAAAGCAAAGCTCTGTGGTCCAGCAGACCAAGTGCCGGTAGTTGAAGTCAGTGTATAACCGACCTCAACTGTGCCACTGATTACTGGTAAAACGCTGTTGACAGGAACGGCCATCAGATCACCTCAATAGACCCATGCTTGATT